TTTTGGTAGTGGAATCTATAATTTATTATTCATTCCGAATGATCCATATAATTATAATTACGATATTAAAATATTATCATCATATTTTGGGATAAATTCAGGAAATTCTGAAAATTATTCAGACCTTTATCTTGGACCAGTTTTTGTGAGAGGGACAACAAATTACATTCAAAGTAATGACTCAGATATTAATATATTATCTTTAGATAAATCAACATATAATAGTTTTATTGTTGAGGTTTATCTTCACAATAGAACTACCAATACATCAAGGTATGTTGAATTATTTGGGCTCTATGGTGGTACAGGTTCAGATGTAATATTAGCAGAGTCTAGTTTCACTGCAAATGATGATGATCTTTCAATATTTACTGGAATTAGTACTTTTGGAGCCTCAATTGATGGGAGCAATCTTGTTCTTTCTTTTGATAATTATGAAAATAACACTTTTAATATAAAAACAAAAATTTATGGTTTTGGAGATTCATCTGTTGGTGTTGGCACTTACAAATTTTCCGATTATCTTCAAGATCAAGAATCTGTAAGAACTGCAAGAATTGATACATCAGTACATGATACTGGAACTAGCGCAGGAATTTCTACTATTAGAGAGTATGATGGAAGCCTGTTTAGTTCCATAAAATCTTTAGTGCGGGTAAGTGTGGGCGATAATCTATCACTTCATCAAGTTGCTACATTATATGATGGTGATAATATTTTTATAACTGAAGCACCCTTAGTTTCTACAGGTTCTTCTATTGGACACTTTAGTTCATCTCTAGATCAAAAAACTATAAAGTTGGAATTTACTAGAAATACCGAATTTTCTAATGAAAATGTTAATATTACACATCTAGACTATTCATTCTACGAATTTTTGGATGAACTAAATGAACCTGAAGAATTAAATCTGGGATATTTTGTTGAAGATCACTCGATAGGAAAATATTATGGATTTAATAGTGCAGAAATTAATAGGTTGAAATTCCCACTAAATTATCAAAAAACTCCCATTTTTGAAAAATCTTTTGATCCAAATAATAACTTAATTTTAGATCAAAGCACTGGTATAATTACAATTGATGATCATTTCTTTAGTACGGGAGAAAGATTGATTTATAGACCAGATTCATCTTTTACTGGAATTGGATATAGTTCTATACACATTCAAGATTCTATAAATTCATCCGGCGTGACAACAACCGTTTTACCAGAAGATGTTTATGCAATAAGAATTGATAGTAATCAGTTTAAACTCGCATCAAATTATGAAAATTCTATAAGTGGTATTGGAGTAACAATTACCTATCTTGGAGAAGGTAATGCCCATAAACTTGAAATGTATAAAAAGAATGAAAAATCATTAATTACTATTAATAATTTAGTTCAATATCCATTAACATACACTGGTATAGGTTATTCACTAACTAATAATAATGGTAGTATTGGTGTAGGAAATTCTTTCTTTAACCTGACTGGTATAAGTTCAATTTCTCCAATTGACATATTAAAAGTTGATGATGAATATATGAAGGTTATTAATGTTGGCATAGGAACAACAGATGGATCTATAAATTATTTAAATGGAGATTTAAATATTGTAGAGGTTGAAAGAGGATTCTTTGGATCAATATCATCCTCACATACAGATCAATCTAGAGTTGACTTGTACAAAGGTGCTTATAATATAAGTGGTGATAGTATTTACTTTGCAGAACCTCCAAGAGGAAATATTGGCGATCTTATAACTAAAGATGAAAGAAATCTCTTCTATCCAAGAGCATCATTTAGCGGTAGGGTCTTCCTAAAACAAGATTATTCACAAAATGAAATTTATGATGACATTTCATATGAATTTGATGGTAAAACATCAGAATTTACTTTAACCAGACTGGGAATAAACACTGCAGGATTTACTACAGAAACTCAAGGTGGAAGTGGTGTTTTATTCATCAATGGGATTTTACAAACCCCACTCACCAATAATTTAGGCGATTATTACAATTATAGTCTGGATCAAGATGTTCAATCGGGAATAACAACAATTAAGTTCACTGGTCTTACAACTGAAGGTGGAATTTATGTAAGTGACTCCGATGTAAATCAAAACCAATTACCTAGAGGGGGATTAATTGTTTCTCTTGGTTCAACTTCTGGTCTCGGTTATGCTCCTCTTGTAGGAGCTCGGGTTAAGTTAAATGTTGATGAGTATGGAACTATAGTAGATCCTGTAGTTTCAATTGCAAGAACTGGAAAGGAAATTGGAATTACTACAGCAGAATATGATCATATCAATGGAATTCTAACTATTGAATCGGAATCCTCGGAAATTTATAAATTAAGAGAATCTAATTCAAATTATGTTAAATTAGTTGGTCTAGGATTCACTTGTGATAGTCAAGCTGGTATTATATCTTACTTCCCATACACCCGAAATGAAGAATATCCTTTTGGTGTTATTGGATTGGGAACAAATACAGTTTCTTTGAATGTCGGTGTTAGTACACTTAAACATTATTATGTTGGATATGGCACTGCTTTTGTATGGTTACATGGTCTTACACCAGGATCTGGATACAGAGAACCGCTATCTTATGTGATAAGAGATGCAGCTTCCGAATACATTCACAGATTTGTTGATGCTGAAGTAGATTCTATTTACACATCAACAAATACTTATGAACCAATATTTGCAGAATATAATCAAAAAACCGGAGATTTGATTCTTTCTATAGAGGATCATGGACTAACAACTAGTGATACTGTTGGAATCAAAACTGGATCTATTAGATTTACTTGTTCATCTGATGGATATCTTGTCCCATATGCATATCCAAGATCAACAGATCCAGTTGCTGGCATATCTACTGAGATTCTTAGTTACACTACAAATTCCATAACAGTTAATGTTGGTGGAATGGGTGGTTCTGGTGCCGAAATTGATATTGTTGTTGGTGCGGGTGGTACATTAGGATTTACTGTTTCCGCTGGAGGAACAAATTATATAAATCCCATTTTAGATATAGAACCACCATCATATGATAATCTTGAAATGATTGGTGTTTCAAGATTATCTGTTGGACTTACAACAGAAACTGGAACGGGTATGTCTATAAATGTGGATGTTATACCTTCCAGGGTATATAATGATGATGGTACTGTTGGAATTGGATCTACTTTATTTGAAGTATCTTCATTCGAAATTTCTAGAAATGGATATGGATTTAGACGTGGGGATATTATAAAACCAGTTGGACTAGTTACTGCTGCTGGATTGTCTGAACCAATTGAAGAGTTTAAACTGTACGTGTTATCAACTTACACTGACAACTTTGCTGCTTGGCAATTTGGTGAAATGGACCTTATGGATAACATAAAACCATATCAAAATGGTATTAGAAAACAATTCCCATTATACTACAATGGTGATTTAGTATCTTTCCAAAGAGATGAAAATAATCTTGAGCAATCGCAAGATATTGATTTTAATTCTGTTTTGGTTGTATTTGTAAATGGAATTTTACAAGATCCTGGAATTTCTTATGAATTTGAAGGTGGAACATCTTTCAGATTCTTAGAAGCACCAAAACCAGAAGATGTGATTCAAATTTACTTCTATGTGGGCACTTCTAACGTAGACTCTAGTTTAGTTCTTATTGATGAAACTATTCAACCCGGTGATCAACTTAAAGTAAAATCTATTAATAGTAGATTAGATGAAACTGAGGATCAAAATTCTAGAATGGTATTTGATATATTATCTACTGATATTGTTGAAACTAATTTATACTTTGGGGATGGAATAAACTCTGAGATTCTTCGACCCGTTGATTGGGTTAAACAAAAAGGAGATCTTTATATAAATGAAGTTTTCTATTCAAAATCTAGAGAATCCATAAAAGCACAAATTTATCCAACAGCAAAAGTAATATATGATTTTAATGAAACAGATGGATTTATATATGTTGATAATGCAGAGTTATTTGCATATGAAGGCGATTCTGCAGTATCTAGTGATAAACTAGATTTGATATTAGCTCCATACCAAGACAATAATCAAACTGGAATTGTTACTGCAACTGTTTCAGCAGATGGAACTATTTCAACATTTAATATTGTTAATTCTGGTTTTGGATATACAGCAACAACTAGAATTGATGTTTCAAATCCAATCATAGGAATTGGAAGTAATAGAAGTTGGTACAATGTTGGAATTGGAACTATAGGAGACGTTGGTATTGGTACAACGGCTACGGGTTCAGTTACTATTGTTGATGGTGCTATTGGTAGTGTTAGTGTTGTTAACGCTGGATCTGGATACACATTTACAAATCCACCACAAGTTATGTTAGATTCTCCACCTTTTGAGTTGGAGTTACTCACTACTGCAAATTCTATAACCGGATTTAATGGCACTATTGTTGGTATTGCTACTACTAACGGAATAAATTCTACTTTGGCTTTAGAATTTACTATAAGAACTGAGGGAGATATCTTTACCGACCTGACAGTAGGAACTCCAATTTATGTTTATGATACAAGAATTGGATCTGGGGTAACGTCAATTGAATCTTCTGATACTGATATCATAGGAATATCTACAGAATACTTAAATAATGTCTATAAAGTTCATGATATATCTGTTACCAGTCCTACTGCCACGATTAAGTGTAATATTATTGATGATCCAAATCTTTATGGACTTACTGCTACAGGATTTTCCACAGATCCTGTAGGAAGATACTCTTTTGGTAAAATTAGTGGTTTTACAAGATCATCGAATCCAATATCAATAGGAGTAACTTCATATACCGTTAGTGGATTATCAACATATCCAACAATACAACGTAGAGGTAAAACTAGCGGTACTCTTGGAATGAGGAGAACTGGATCCTTGTAAAACAAGTATAAATAGTAAAAAAAATGGTTTAAAATGTCTGCTTTTGTAACGGATCAATTTAGAATTTTAAATACCAATAATTTTATTGATTCTATTACTAATGAAACCGATTACTATTATGTTTTTGTTGGGTTGTCTAACCCAAAAGGGTCTCTAATAGGAAGAAATCCTAATTGGGAGGGTTCCGAGGGGGTTTCATCTGGGGATGCAGTTGTTCCTGCCCCTGTAGATAACTATGACTATCTTACACATTATGGTGATCTAATTCAATATGGTAAAAGAGTAATACCTGAAAATGTAAGAAGATGTATTAGAAAAATTGAATGGAAACAAGGTACAAAATATGATATGTACCGACATGATTATAGTGTTACAAATAGAAGTCCGATTACTGACCGAGCGAGAATTTATGATACAAATTACTATGTGATTAATAGTTTATATCAAGTCTATATTTGTATAAGTAACGGATCTAGTGGTACTGATCCAACAGGAAAAGAATCTCAAGATGAACCAACATTTACCGATTTAGAACCCTCAAAAGCAGGTAATAGTGGAGATGGTTATATTTGGAAATATTTGTTTACTGTACCACCAACAGACATTATAAAATTTGATTCAATTGAATTTATACCTTTACCAAATGATTGGAGTACTTCAACAAGCACTCAAATTGCAAATGTTAGAAATAATGGCAATTCTGATTTAAATAATAATCAAATAAAATTTGTTTACATTGATAATTCCGGAAGTGGTGGTTATTCTGATGGTGAAGTTGATATACTGGGTGATGGATCTGGAGCTAGAGTATTCATAAACACTGATGACAATGGAAAAATTATAAAGACTACTGTGACCACTGGTGGGTCTGGATATACTTATGGAATTGTCGATTTAGGACCACTTCAACAAACACAAAATTTCACCCAACCAGCAAAATTAATTCCAATAATTCCACCGTCTAGGGGGCATGGATATGATTTATACCGGGAACTAGGTTCAGATAGAGTTTTAGTTTATAGTAGATTTGATTCTTCAACGAAAGATTTCCCATCAGATTGTAAGTTTGCACAAATTGGAATACTAAGAAATCCTTCAAGTTTCATATCTGATAATAGATACACAAATTCAACTTTCTCTGGATTATATTCCCTTAAAGTTACTCTCGGCAGTTCAACATTGCCTGTAGTTGGTGAATTGATGCAACAACAGGTAGCTGGTGGATATGCTTATGGTTATGTTGCATCATTTGACACTGAAACATCAATTTTAAAATATTTTAAAGATAGATCAATAGTTTATAATACTAGCACTGCAGATCAAACAGATTATGTTGGTATTTCCACTTTCTCAAAAAATTTAGAATTCTCTAGTACAAATATAATTTCGGGAGCAAACGGATTTACTGCTACTATTGATACAACATTTAATGCATCATCATTAACTGTAAACAATAAAGTAATTAATCTAGATTCTAGTTTTATAAGTGGAGCATCAAGTCCTGAAATAAATAAAACATCTGGAGATATTATCTTTATCGATAATAGACCTTTAGTAACAAGAAGCTCTAGACAAAAAGAAGATATTAAAATCATTCTAGAATTTTAAAAAATGGCACAAAAAACAAATCTCAACATCAATCCATATTTTGATGATTTTAATGCGGACAAAAATTATTACAAGGTTCTTTTTAATCCAGGAAGACCTATACAGTCTAGAGAATTAAATACAATTCAATCTATTCTACAAAATCAGATTGAATCTTTTGGTAGTCATATTTTTAAAGAAGGATCTATGGTGATTCCTGGTGGAACTCACTATGATTCATCATTTCATGCAGTAAAATTAAATACAACTTCTTTTGGTGTAGATATTAACCAATATATCGAAAAATATGTTGGTAAGAAAATAGTAGGTCAATCTTCTGGTCTAACGGCAGTAGTTAAAAAAGTGGTACTGCCCAATGAACAGATAGATGAGATTACATTATATGTAAAATATTTAACTTCAGGTTCTAATTTTGATTTTACAACATTTTTAGATGGAGAATCTTTATCATCCACAGAAACTATTGCGTATGGAATCAATAATACCACAATATCTGATGGTACACCATTTGCATCTTTAGTATCTACAAGTGCTACCGAAATTGGAAGTTCTGTATCTATTGAGAATGGTATTTATTTTGTAAGGGGATGTTTTGCCTCTGTAGAAAAACAAACTTTAATATTAGATTATTATACAAATATATCTTCTTATAGAGTTGGACTGAGTATTTTAGAGGAAATTGTTACTGCAAAGGATGATTCTACACTTTATGATAATGCTAGTGGATTTAATAATTTCTCATCACCCGGAGCAGATAGATTTAGAATTAGATTAGTTTTATCAAAAAAATCGTTAACTGATTTTAATGATACTAACTTTATAGAATTACTTCGTGTAGAAAACGGAGTACTTAGAAAATTAGAAACGAAGACTGATTATAATTTAATCAAAGATTATTTAGCTAAAAGAACTTATGATGAATCTGGAAATTATACTACAAATAACTTTAGCGTATCTTTAAATTCTTCTTTAAATAATCTACTAGGCAACAATGGAAAATATTATGATGGAGATGTAACTACTCAAGGAAATACACCATCTGACGATTTGATGTGTGTTACTATTGGACCAGGAAAAGCTTATGTTAAGGGTTATGATATTCAAAAAAATGTAGGTACAGTACTTGATATTGAAAAACCAAGAGATACTGAAGAAATTAATAATATTCTTGTCCCATTTGATATGGGAAATATTCTCAAAGTAAATAACGTATATGGATCAGCAATAACAAAATCTACAGTATCATTTTATAAGAGAAGAAGAGGATCTTCAGACACACCAACTGGTGATGTAATTGGTAATGCTAGAGTTTATCTATTTAAATTATCTGATATTGCATACACCGGAGAAACGTCAATTTGGGATTTGTATCTTTATGACATTAGAATGTACACAGAACTTACTCTCGGTACTACTTTATCATCCGCTGAAATTAAATCTGGTTCAAGAGTTGTTGGTCAATCTAGTGGTGCAATTGGATATTCCGTTAGTGATGGTGATGGATCAAATACAATATATGTTAGACAAGAATCCGGAACATTTTTACAAAATGAAACTATAACCATTGGTGGGATTGATGCAAACCACCGAAGCATTGTTTCTATAATAGCACATAGTACAAATGATATTAAATGTGTATATAATTCAGATTATTCAACAACTTTTATAGCAGATGCGGTATTGGACAAAGTTCTTGTACCAGGATTTAATGCCTTTGATACTGTAACTGTCGATGGTAGTTCATTAGTTTCATCCAAACCCCTATCAGGAATAACTACAGATACTATAATTGCATATAGAAAACCAGGAGATATAGTAGATACTTATAATAGAGTTACATCCGTCTTTGCAAACACACTAACTCTTGCAACTACTACAGCAACAAGTGGTGTAAATACTGGAACTTTGAGTGCTACAGAAACTGATGTTGGGTTTAGAATAGCTAGATCATCCATAAAAAATCCAGAAAAAAGTTATCTATATGCAATTCTTCCTAATAGTAATATTGCATCTACAAGGCTGAGTGATTCTGAATACAATTTTTCCTCTCAAGCACTGTTAAGTATCACCCAAAGTTCTTCAGAATTAATATTATCTACTTCTGATTTTGATCTTCCTGCAGATAGTGCATCAGTTAGATTTAATACATTTTCTCCAGATAGATATTCTATTCACTATAGTGACGGAACTATTGAACCATTAACCGCTGACCAAGTTACGTTTAATTTACAATATACTACTGTAACTTTTAAGAATGTTTCAAACAGTAAGACTGTTAGTGTAGTCAATGGATCATTTATAAAGTCTGGAATACAAAGTAAGGCAAAAGTTCTTAAAAAGAGTAATATTTTAGATATATCTTTATCTAAGTATGAAGGGTCGGGATCGGATGTCAATAGTAGTAGAAATGATGGACTCACATATAACAGATATTATGGACTTAGAGTGCAAGATGAAGAAATATGTTTGAGAAATCCTGATGTATCAAAAATTATTGCCATATATGAAGAAGTTTCAAATGGAATTATCTTTGATAAATTAACATTTTCTGCGACTTATGGTATACAAAGTAATGCAATTATTGGTGAAAATATTATTGGACAGTCATCCCGATCAGTTGCAAGAATTGTTGGGAAATCTGCAAACACAGTTGAATTTGTGTATTTAAATGGATCTAAATTTACTCTAGGTGAAGTAATTAAATTTGAAGATTCTAATATTAATGCCGAATTAGAGTCAATCACATTTGGTTCATATAAAAATGTTACTTCTGGTTTCAGATTAAATAAAGGACAAAAGGATGAGTATTATGACTATTCATCTATAGTGAGAAATAAAAATTATCCGGAACCATCTAGAAAGTTGAAGGTAGTATATGACTATTATGATGTATCTTCTCAAGATAATGGTGATGTGTATACTGTGTCTAGTTATACTGAGGAGAATTATGGATTTGATATACCAAGGATTGGAAAATATAATATCAGAGCATCTGATATTTTAGATTTTAGACCAAGAGTAGCAGAATTTACAGGATCTTCTTCATCACCTTTTGATTTTACATCAAGAACTTTTAGTACTTCACAAAAAATATTCCCAACACCAAATCAAGCTTCTCTGATTTCATATAATGTGTACTTAGCAAGGATTGATACTTTATATTTGGACTATAATGGAAGTTTTGCCTTAGAAAAAGGTACATCATCATTAAGTCCAAAAAGACCAAGAAAGGGATCAGATTTTCTGGAGTTGGCATCAATTATATTACCACCCTATCTTTATGATACCTCTGATGCTGTTATTGATATGGTTGATAATAAGAGATTTACTATGAGAGACATAGGTTCTATGGAAAATAGAATCGAAAAACTTGAAAAGGTAACATCACTATCACTATTAGAGTTAAGCACACAAGCATTCCAAATTAAAGATTCTGATGGTCTTGATAGATTTAAAACTGGATTTTTTGCAGACTCTTTTAATGATAATTCATTCATAAAAGATAGATCTTTATGTCAAGTTAATGAAGATGGTGAAATGACACCTCTAATTAGTGAGTATACTATTTTCAATAAACCACTAACTGATCAAAATATTACAGCATCTGACTATGACAGCACAACTAATTATAAATTATTAGATCCTAGAGTAAGAATAAACAGAAATGTTGTAACTCTCGATTATACTAATAATGATTGGATTGAGCAAAACTTTGCAACTAGACTTGAAAATGTAAACCCATTCCATGTTATTCAATATGTTGGTGACATTAGATTAAATCCATTCAGAGATACTTGGACTAGAACTGAAAAGTTATCCGATGAGACAATTAGACACTCATTATCGTTAAATCTTCGATCATCTGTTAATACTTTAGATCTTAATTTGGTTAACCAAGGTGGTGCCCAAGCAGGAAATCAAGGTTTAGGTGAAAATGAAGTTAGAGATACATTCTTAAATTTAAATCTATCATCTCCACAAGTCACACAGACAGAAAGAACAGAGGATTTTGATACTAGTACTGCAACAACAACTGAGACAACATTTGTTGACAGTAAAAATGATAATTTTATGAGATCCAGAAACACTGAATTCTCTTCATCAAATCTGACAGCATTTACCAGATATTATGCCTTCTTGGATGGAAATAGTTCTGTTGATATTGTACCAAAATTAGTAGAAGTTACTAGTGATAGACAATTGACTAATAGTGGTGCAAATGGTGTTTTTGAAATTGGAGAAAAAGTAACTGCATATAGTGCCGAGGGAGATGAACTCGGCACATTTAGACTTGCATCCCCCAACCACAAATCTGGACCATTTAATAATCCCACATTAAAGTATGATACTAATCCTTATAACAAGGAAGAAACTTTATCTGAAGCATATACACAGTCATCATCAGTTTTAAATATTGATACAAGATCTTTATCTGATGATGCAACTGGAACTCTTTATACTGGATATATAACAAAAGGTTGTAGTTTGGTTGGTGAAAATGGTGCATTAGCATACGTAAAAGATATAAGACTTGTAACAGACAATTATGGCGATTTGATCGGCACTTTCTTTATAAGAGATCCAAATTCATCACCACCTCCACCATTAAGAATTCCAACGGGATCAAAAACATTTAAATTATCATCTACTCCCAATAATAGAAATGGTTTGATTGGAGATACCTCAATTTCTTCAGCAGAAGCATCCTATGTTTCTGAGGGAACAGTAAATCAAATTAGAAATACTACTAGAGTTACCTCAGTAACCGCATCTCTAGAAACAATTAACAATATTAGAACCAGAAATCTTGAGGCAATAAGGCAGGAAGAAATTTCTACAGTTGATACGCCAACACCAGTAATTAACAATATTACAAATATTACTCAAAACATTACTCAAATTCTAGGAAGACAAGCTCATGCTGACCCTTTAGCACAAACATTCTTAGTTGGAACTGCCAGAGGATTAAACTCATTTAATGATGATGAGAATGGTGCATTTTTGACTGCAGTTGATTTATTCTTCCAATCGGTAGATTCTGGAAATGCTGAAATTACCATTCAGGTAAGAACTACAGAGTTTGGTATTCCAACTCTACAAATTATAGGTGATCCAGTAACACTTAGACCAACTGATGTTGTTTCTGGAACTACGATTTTCCGAGATAATGTTTCTGAAGATGGATCTGTAGCAACAAGAGTAACTTTCCCATACCCAATATTTTTACCACCCGGACTGGAATATGCAATAGTATTGATGGCTCCACAGAGTGATGAATATAGAGTATTTACTGCAAGAATGGGTGAAAAAACAATAAGTACCCAAAATCTACCCGATGTTGAAAGTGTAAGATATACAAGTCAATTTGCTATTGGCAGTTTATTCAAATCCCAGAATGGTTCCACATGGACACCAGATCAATATGAGGACCTGAAGTTTAAATTATATAAAGCAAACTTTACTCAAACTGAAGGAATACTATACTTAGGTAATAGTGATCAAGATAATCGTTATCTTAGTTGGAGAAGATTAAAAAATAATGACATAAAGATTTTACCCAAAAAGGTAAAAGTTGGAATTGACACTATCACTGATGCTGGATTATTGAATATACTCTCTCCAGGAAGAAAAATTGGTGATGCTAGCAAAAATTATGTTTATGGTACAATCGAAAAAGTGGGTAGTAAAGCAACCGCTGTTGGAATTGATACTGGAGGAAGAAATTATCCATCAGGATCTACATCAAATGTATCTACCTTTAATGTAACTGGCAATGGTAGTGGTTTAACACTAGATATAACAGCAGGATCTAATAACACCATAACAGGTGCCACTCCAAATAATCTCGGAAACGGATATGCAATTGGAGATGTCGTTGGAATTGTAACATCAGATGTTACTGGAAATAGTGGTCAAAATGCATTATTTACTATTACCAGCAATTCAAACAGTCTTGATACATTATATCTAACGAATGTATCTGCTCAGAGCTTTACAGAAGGAGTTGATGTAACTTACTATGATAACGGATCACTAGTTAGTTTAGCAAATACACATGTTACATCATATTCTTCATATGCTGGTGATTTCTATAATGGAAAACATTTTAAAGTAAGTCAGTTTGACCATGGAATGTATGCTCAAAATAATCTGGTTACAATAACTGGAATAGATCCAGATACTCCAACAGTAAAATTAACATCAGATCTATCATCAAATGGGCAAGCATTTAATATCAATTCAAGTGATATTACATATTTCTCTACTTTTGAGGGTATAACGGTATCTTCTACTAATCCAGGATATATTAAGATTGGAAGTGAAATTGTACAATACTCTTCAGCTGTTGGATCTGAGATTAGTGGATTAAATAGAGGTCAATTTGGAACTCAAGCAATTCCACATTTCCAAGGAATGGCAATCCAAAAATATGAATGTGGTGGAGTTTCTCTTGGAAGAATAAACAGAACTCACAATATTGTTGATAATGGTATTGAAATTGATAGTTATTATGTTGAAATTGAAACTGTTGGAACTTCTGCTTTAAATGCAGAATTTTTAGGACAAAATAGATCTATTGACGATGGTACTAACCCAGAACTATCTTTCAATACGGAAAGTAATATTCCATCAAGTAATGCTTTTGCAACTGAAAACATTCTATATGACACAATCACTCCTTGGGTCGATGCAATTATACCAGGTCAAGTATGTTCTATTCAAACGCAGTTAAGATCAATTACTGGAACTAGCTGTGATGGAACAGAAGTATCATTTGTAGATCTTGGATATGAAAATGTTCAACCAAATGTAAAAAATAAATTAAATTCTATTAGAATGATTGCATCAAAACCGAATGCAGATGAGTACTTGACCAATATCCCCAGAAATAGATCCCAAACTTTATCTATCAGATTATCAACTAGAAATTATAATTTATCGCCAATGATCTTTGTTGATGATGCTAGTTGGTCAAAGTATGAAAAAGCTAGAATTAGTAATCCAATTTCAAATTATATTGATGACTATAAACCATCTTCGATACTAACAGATCCTCATGAAGCATCATATACATCAAAAAATATTATGCTTTCACAACCATCAAATACATTGAAAGTAATTTTAACTGCCCATAGAGATGATGCTGCTGATTTTAGAGTAATGTATTCTTTACTAAGACCAGAAAGTGGAAGAAATCTGTTAACATACGAATTATTCCCTGGATATAATAATCTAACATCAGACCTGAATCAAGATGGATATTTGGATGTAGTTGATATAAACAGCAATAGTGGACTTCCAGATAAATTTGTATCTGCAAATTCTCGAAATCAATTTTCCGAATATGAGTATACTGCACCAAATGTAGGACCATTTATTGGATTTGCAATAAAAATTGTAATGTCTTCAACTAAGATGGATAAATATCCAAGATTTAGAGACATTAGAGCAATTGCACTAGCATGATGGATCTAGTTAGAGTTGATGGACATACAAATCTCTACCGAGATATTAGTACTGGTGCCATCGTAAATGTCGATAATATGTCCTATGAACAGTATTTGAATGGAGTTTCATCTAGAATGAATACGAAAAAAGAAATACATCAGTTAAAATCTGATGTAAATGAAATTAAATCCCTACTAAAGGAGTTGATCAATGAATCCAAACGAAATTGAACTTGAAGATTTAAGTAAGAATTTTGAATATCATAAAATATCTATAGAGATAGACTCTTGCGATTGTATTGAAACTCTTAAAAATGTTGCAAAGTCTTATGTGAAATTATATTTTAAACAGCAGGAGGTTGTATCTTCATTTAAAATATAAATAACTTAAGAACATAAATTTAAGTAGATGGCAGCACCTTTTGCATTAAATTTGACAGTTAATACCTCAACATCTTTTTCACAGACTTTTTCTTTGGAAGATGATAATGGTGCACCATTAAATTTATCCAATTATACATATCAATCCCAACTAAGAAAGCATTCATCAAGTAACACATACGTTAGTTTTGCAACAACGGCGGTATCAGCATCAGAAGGAGAATTGAAATTAACATTAGATCCCTCAGACACTGCAGACCTAAAACCTGGAAGATATGTATATGATATCGTATTAACAAAAATAGGTGATGGATCAAAACTTAGAGTTTTAGAGGGATCTGTCATAGTTTCACAGACCGTAACTAGGTAATAAAAAATGGCAAAACCATCAACCAGACAAGGATTGATAGATTATTGTTTACGAAGACTTGGATATCCTGTTTTAGAAATAAACGTAGATGATGATCAATTAGATGATTTAGTTGATGATGCTATACAATATTTTAATGAGAGACATTTTGATGGTGTTGAAAGAATGTATCTCAAATATAAAATTTCTCAAGATGATGTTAATCGTGGGACCGCAAAAAATACAAGTGGGGTTGGAATTGTAACTACTACAGCAACCTCCGTAGACACTGGAGCAGGAACATTTAGTTCTAGTTTTTATGAAACATCAAATTTTATTCAAGTTCCAGATTCTGTAATTGGTATAGAAAAAATATTTAAATTTGACACTAGTTCCATTTCTGGTGGAATGTTTAGTATAAAATATCAATTATTCTTAAATGACTTATATTATTTTAACTCTGTCGAATTACTTCAATACGCAATGACGAAGAGTTATCTTGAAGATATTGATCATTTATTGACTACAGA